CCGCGCGCGCAGGCGCGATTATAACATTATTACCTTAGTAATAAGTGTAACATTCAGGTATATTGTATCGAACACTAAGTTTCACTAGTGTTCTTATGAATTTTCAGATAATCCGCGTGTTTTAGTATCCTTTCCCCATAGTATTTCAGTGGTAGTTTTAGTTGGTTATTATCACAGCGTTTCAGTGGTATTCAGTGAGAGCCTCAAAAACTTTTTTTAATTATTTTCACAAAACACTTGACAGAGGGCGGGACGGGCGAGCCACTTTGAGGGTATGGGGATAATAGACACTTAAAAAAAGGAACGCCCAGTATGCAAGTAGAGATGTTGCCGCTGTCGGAGATAAAGCCGTATGACAAAAACCCGCGCATAAACAAGGACGCCGTGGACAAGGTCGCCGCGTCGATTAAGGAGTTCGGATTTCGGTCGCCGATAATTATCGACAAAAACAATGTGATAGCCGCAGGACACACCCGCGCTCTTGCGGCGAAGAAGCTCGGCCTGAAAACCGTCCCCACCCTATTGATTGACGATTTAACGGACGAACAAATAAAAGCGTTTCGCTTGGTAGACAACAAGACGCACGAGTTCGCGGCTTGGGATTTTGACTTGTTGAATATTGAGCTTGACGGGTTGCTGGATTTTGATATGACACTTTTTGGATTCGGGGATTCTGGCGGAGAGTTTGAAACGCCCGCCGCGTTAAACACATCAACCGAACTTGACCCGGACGATTATATTGACGACGTTTTTTCACACACTTGCCCAAGATGCGGATTTAAATACAATGCAAAATAAATATTCTTGGAAACTCGCCGACCTGACAGATGTAGCCAAAAACGGCTATACCGTGTTTTCCTGTTTCTCCTGCGGGGGCGGCTCGACAATGGGCTATAAACTCGCGGGCTATGATGTTGTTGGGAATTGCGAATTAGACGAGAAAATGAATCGGATGTATGTAAAAAATCATAAGCCGAAATACAGTTACAATCTGGACGTGCGCGACTTGGTAAATCAGGAACTGCCAAAAGAACTTTATGATTTAGACATATTGGACGGCTCGCCGCCGTGCAGCGTTTTTTCTATGGCGGGGAATCGTGAAAAGGATTGGAACAAAGAGCGCAAGTTTGCGGAGGGGCAAAAATCACAGCGTCTTGACGATTTATTTTTTCACTATATAGCCGTTGCGAAAAAGATACAGCCCAAAATAATAGTGGCGGAAAACGTAACGGGAATTATTAAGGGCAATGCCAAAGGATATGTGAACGAAATATTAAAAGCGTTTGACGACGCGGGCTATGTAGCGCAAATGTTTATGTTAAATGCGGCGTTTATGGAAGTTCCGCAGCGGCGCGAGCGGGTATTTTTTATTTGTAGGCGCAAGGATGTAGAATTGCCACCGATACGAATGAAGTTTGACTATAAGCCTATTCTGTTTGGGGAAGTCAGGTCGGAACGCGGGATTGAAATAAAAAACGGAACGAAGCACAAAGACACACTAAAACACTACAAAAAGGGCGACAAACACCTGTCGCTTATTATGCGCCGCGTTACGGGCAAAAAATCAGGGTTTGATAGCGACACCATAGTTTGCGACGACGGAGTGGCAGCCACAGTAAAATCAGCGGGCGTGGATGTGCGGGCGTTTGATATGACTTATTTTTCGGGGCTTGACTATATAGCCGTTCAAACATTTCCAACCGATTATGATTTTTGCGGCAATAACATACAGTACGTCTGCAGAATGTCCGTCCCGCCAAAAATGATGTATCACATTTCAAAACAGATACAGTTGCAGTGGCTTGACGCGATACGCAATAACAACGTTCAATCGGAGGGCAATAATGCAAACGCCTAAACCCCAAACACCCGCCAAACCCAAAAAGCCCCGCACGGCGACGGCGAAGAAACCGACCGCGAATAGGCCGCCGCAAAAAGAAACATACGCCCAAAAACTCGCAACGTGGCTATTGCCCGAAAACCTAATACGTCTGCAAGGCTGGGCGCGGGACGGACTGACACGCGACCAACTGGCGGAGAAGTTAGGCATAAGCCGCGCCACGCTTGAAAACTGGAAAAATAAACACCCGCAGATGAAAGAGGCTATTAAGGTTGGCCGCGAAACAATTCTGTATCAGCTTGAAAACAAGCTAATAACAAAGGCGTTGAACGGCGACACTGTGGCGTTAATCTTTGCGCTCAAAAACTTTGGGCGCGACAGGTGGCGCGACAGGTGGGACGAGGCTGTAATTGGGCGCGACGTCAAACCCACGCCGGTAAAAATAAATATCGTTGCGCAGGAGGACGCGCCCGACACAGAAGACGCGCCGCTGCCCGAAAAAGAAAAGGCGGCTGACAGTGCCTAACGCCGAAACAGAAATGAAATACGGCGCAAACAAGGCGCAGCGCAAATTCCTGAAAATGGAGAAGCGTTACCGGCTCTATGTAGGGGGCTATGGGGCTGGAAAAACCCACGCGCTCGCGATGGGGCTGTGTTTATCGGCGTGGGAATTTCCGGGCGTTCTGACTTCGTATTACGCGCCGACGTTGAAAATGGTACGCGATATTTTTTACCCAAAGATAGAAGCGGTGGCGCACGGGCTTGGGCTTACGGCAAAGATTAAAGTTGGCAATTACGAGGTTCAACTTTACGAGGGGGGTATGCTTCGCTGTGTATGCCTATGCCGCTCAATGGAAAACCCACAGAACATTATCGGCGTCGAGGCGGGGCGTATTGCCATTGACGAATTAGACACCCTACCCACAAACAAGGCGGAATTAGCTTGGAATAAAATAATCGGACGTGCAAGGGCGAAGGGAATAGAAAACCGCGTTGATGTAGGAACGACACCGGAGGGACATAAATTTGTTTATCAAAAATTCATTAAGGCGGTTATTGACAACCCCGCGCTTGAAGAGTATTACGGCGTTGTCCACGCCTCAACGTATGACAACAAGGCGAACTTGCCGCCCGGTTACATTGAAAGCCTTTTAAGCACATACCCCAAACAATTAATTGAGGCGTATCTTGGCGGCAAGTTCGTAAACCTGACAAGCGGGACGGTATACAACGCCTACAACAAAGAGGCGCACGACAGCAACGAAACAATCAACGCCGCCGAGCCGCTGTTTATCGGCCAAGACTTTAACGTTGGGAAAATGTGCAGCGCGATATTCGTCAAACGCCCGAACGGTTTTCACGCGGTCGAACAACTGAAAGACATTTACGACACGCCCGCGCTGATACGGACGTTACAAGACCGTTACCGCGCAAACACGATAAACATTTATCCCGACGCGAGCGGTGGCAATCGACACACAAACGCGAGCGATACGGATATTGCGCTGTTAAAACAGGCGGGCTATAATGTGCGCTGCAATAATAGCAACCCCGCCGTGCGTGATAGAGTTCTGGCGGTCAATGTGTCATTTGAGAAAGGGCGGCTGTTTGTAAATAGCCGCAAGTGTCCGCGCATTTCAGAATGTTTGGAACGTCAATTTTATGACGCGAACGGCGAGCCGGACAAGACGGCGGGCTACGACCACATGAACGACGCGGTCGGCTATATGGTGGCTTATGAAAGCCCTGTTAATAAGCCCGTGTTTGCTACTAATATTCGGGCGTGGGGGTGATTATGGACGCGAGGGTGACTGTGGGCGCTTGCGTGTTTCTTTTAGGCTGCGCGTTTTTTGTCGCCACAATAGCGTTTGCTTGCTTTGTTTTTATTCCGCAACACACGCGGAAAAACGCAAAGATTTGTATTACGCTTGATGTTATGGCTATGATACTGTTTTACCTGCATATGCAGATTAACGCGGGTCTTTAGTGAGAAAGGCGGGCAAAATAAATGAACGGCGTATGCATGTTTTGCTTTAATTGTGAAGAAACGGAATACGGCGAACTACGCTGTAAAATATTGGACGCCCTTGTAGATTTATATGATTACTGTGTACACTTTGTTGAGGTTGAGAAAGGGGAATGAAGATGGCAGACCTAAAAACTCGTATGAACGCTTTTAATTATGGCGATGGGTTTCTATGCGAACACTGTATTCACTGTAACGTTGAAAATGAAGACCGCCACTATCACTGTACGTTTTTAGATGGCGAGGTGTCGCCTGACGGCGTCTGTGATTATTACTACTCGTTTGCGGAATATCAATCGAGAATAATACGGGCGGCCACTCGCAGGACTGACAAGCCGAAGCCGCCAAAACCAAAAGGCGCATATGAATTTGAGTATCCGAATGAATACGGACATAAAACCAAAATCACAGTTTTTCCAGAAGTCCCTCTTGGGGCTGTGTTTGAAAGGACAGAATAAGCAATGACAACCAAACCAATAGACGCCCAACACGCGCAATACGCCGCCACGCTGAAACGCTGGCAGCGCATTGACAACGTTTGCAAGGGCGAAGACGTGAAGCAATACATTGAGAAGTTAAACCCAACCGACACGTCAGACGAAATGAAGTCGCGCAACACTCAATACGCCGACCGCGCCGTATTCGCCCGTATCGCAGGGCGCACGGCAAAGGGTATGGTTGGGATGGTATTCTCAAAAGACCCGGTATTAAATGTCCCGCCGCCGCTGGACTACATCAAACAAAATGTAGACGGCGCGGGAATTAGTATATACCAGCAAGCACAGCACGCGCTCGGTTCGGTCGTGCGCAAAGGTCGGGCGGGGCTGTTGGTTGATTATCCCGCCACGGACGGCAGCACCCGCGTCGCTGACTTGGTGGCGCATAAAGTCTTTGCAACGATACAGCGATTTGAGCCGGAACAGATAATCAACTGGCGGCTTATATCAAACGGCGCACAGGTTCAGCTTGGGCGCGTGGTGTTATCGACCACGATTGAGGACGACGACGGAAACGAAATTGAAATTATCCGCGAGTTGCTATTGGAAAGCGGAATTTACGTTGCGCGGGAATACGTCCAAAATAAAAACGGGCAATGGGAAGTGTTGCGGGAATCATACCCGCTTGACGGGCGCGGCAATCACTGGACGGAAATACCGTTTATGTTCGTAGGCAGCGAGACAAACACGCCGACGATTGACGAATTGCCGATGTATGATTTGTGTGATATTAACATAGGCCACTACAACAACAGCGCGGCGTATGAAGATTCTGTGTTTATCGTCGGACAGCCGCAGCCGTGGATGTCTGGAATTGATGAACAGTTTATGCGGATGTTTACCGACCAGAAAATGTATATCGGAAGCGGAAAGTTGATAGGCGTTCCAAGGGGCGAACAGTTGGCGTTTGCGCAGGCACAGCCTAACTCTATGGCGCGGGAAGCAATGAAGGACAAAGAAGCGTTAATGATTTCTATGGGCGCAATGCTGTTAGAGCCGGGCAGCGCCGCAAAGACCGCGACACAGGCGCGGGGTGAACAGGTTGTTCAACACTCCACGCTGTCCCTTGCGTCGTCAAACGTCAGCGAGGCGTATACGCAGTGTCTGTATTGGATGGCAGCTTATATGGCGATTGAAGACGACGAATTAGAATTTACGCTGTCGAAGGATTTTGTCGCCGATAACGCCAGCACAGAGACGCTACAGGAATTAGTCGCAAGCTGGCAAGCGGGCGCGACGCCGTTCAGCGACGTTGTAGCGTGGCAGCAGAAGCGCGGGATTATCAACCCTGAAAAGTCGCTTGAAGATGTGAACGAAGAAATCGGCGTTAATAATATTTCAATGCCGGATTTGGACGCTAACGACGACGCGGAAATGGCCGCGCTTGAAGCCGCGCACCCGGAACTTTCTGAAACGGCGGGCGCATAATGACAAAATCAAAACCAAAACCCAAAACCGCCGCGCCGCAGAAGATAAATATTCTCGGCGCGGAGTACAGTTTCAAATTTGATACTGTTGCAAACGAACCCGCGCTTGACAACAAGTTCGGGCTTTGCGACCGCTCGTCAAGGCGCATTGTCGTCAAAGAAAGCCAAAAAAGCGGATCGCCGTTAGATTTAGACGATATGGATATGCACACAAAAGAAACGATACGCCACGAAATAATACACGCCTATTTTGACGAGGCGGGGCTTGTTGACACAAGTTGCAAAGACTGGCTTGTTGATTGGATTGCTATACAGTTTCCCAAAATGCTGAAAACCTTTCAGGAGACGGGCGCGATATGAAAGCCGAACTAAACAAAATCTATAACTGTGATTGCTTCGACGGAATGAAAGATATTCCTGACGGCTCTGTGGATATGATTTTATGCGACCCGCCGTATGGAATGACCGCATTGGAATGGGATGTCTGTTTGCCGTTAGATAAGCTATGGGCGGAGTATAAGCGCATAACAAAACCGAACGCCGCGATACTGCTGTTCGCCCGACAGCCTTTCGCAACGGATTTAATAAACGCAGCGCGGAAAATGTTCAGGTATGAAATAATTTGGCATAAGACAATGGCGGCGGGTTTTTTGACGGCAAAGAAAAAACCGTTATGCGCCCACGAAAATATACTTGTATTTTATGGCAAGCCGCCAACATATAATCCGATTAAGGGCAGGGTAAAACTAGAAGGATATGAAAAAACAATAGTGGGCGTTATCGGCGGAAAGGGCGTATATGCTGGCGTCCCCGCCGTAACCTATAAAGACGACGGCACACGTTACCCGCGCAGCGTTATAACGTTTTCAAACCACCACGGATTTGTACCTGACAGACCGCGCAAAATTACCAATATCCACCCCACCCAAAAGCCCGTTGACTTATGCGAGTATTTGATAAAGACATACAGCAACGAGGGCGACACGATATTAGATAATTGCAGCGGCTCAGGCACAACGGCAATCGCGGCAATGAATACGGGGCGGAATTTTATCTGTTACGAAAAAGACGCGGGGTACTATGAAAAAAGCGTTGCGCGGTTGGAAGCGGAGAGAAATAAGCCGAAAACAGAAACTGCGCCGATGCCGCGTGAAAGCGCAAACACTTTAAGTCTGTTTGATTGCGAGGTTGCGTAAATGGCAGACACAAAACCGCCCCTTTCACTGTTTAATATTTACGCCCGCCGCCAAGTGTACATTGAATCACACAAGGCGCATATTGCCAAACAGTTTGACGAGTTCCTACTGAAAATGTCAAAGGTGATAGATAAGCGTTTGGCGGACAAAGATATTACCGAGTTCACAGACCGCCGCTTGAAAATACTCGTCGGCCACGTTCGCGACGACTTGAACGACGTTTACGGCAAACACTACGGCGTATGGCGCGAACAGATTGTAGACTTCGCAAACTACGAGGCGGGTTTTGAGGCGCGGACAATGGAGCGGCTTTTTGGGATTACCGATTTTGAAGTTCCAGCCCGCGCGCAGTTGCGCTCGGCGGTTTTGTCGTCGCCGCTGGCCGGATTAGAGGGGCCGGACGCCGCGCAACCATTAAATTCAATCTACAAACGCTGGTGGGGAACGTCAATAAAACGCGTCGAAGGTATAATCCGCAGCGGCTATTATCAGGGCTTGACAACGCCGCAAATAGTCCGGCAAATAAAAGGGGCGCGAAAACTCCAATACAAAGACGGCGAGCTTGCGAGAATAAATCGCGGAATAACAATGCTGACCCGCACAGCCGTACAACACGCCGCGAACGCCGCACGGATGGAGACCTACAAGGCAAACGACGATATAATAACGGGCGTACAGATAGTGGCAACGCTTGACGACCGGACGACAATTCTGTGTCAATCGCTGGACGGCAAAGTATTCAAACTCGACGAGGGGCCGCGCCCGCCGTTCCACGTCGGCTGTCGGACGACGACCGTCCCCGTTTTGGCCGCCGAGTTCGCAATTCTTGAAAAGGGCGCGACGCGGTTGGCAAAAGACGCGGATGGTAACACGCAGGTAATCGATGCCGACAAAACGTATTACGAATGGCTAAAAGACCAGCCGCCAGAGTTTCAGGATAAAGTCTTGGGCGCGAAACGGGCGGAACTGTTTCGGGAGGGCGGGCTGTCGGCGCAGCGGTTCGCGGAGTTAAATCTGGGCAATGACTTCAAACCGCAGACGCTGGCGGAAATGCGGGCAGCAGAGCCGACCGTGTTCGCGGATGTTTTTGATAAAAAAGAAGAAAAATAGCCCCCGCCCCAAACCCGCAAAACCGCCAAGACCCCGCGCCTCGACCCCTCACGTCGCCGTGGAGACCCTTCTCTATACCGCATTTATGGGCTATTTTCAGATGTTTTTGACAAAAACTGAAAAAATAAAAAAATCTGTGTTTAGGTATTGACAGAGGTATGGGGGGGGCGAGTCACTTTCTTAGTAGGGCGGTTATAGTGGCCGCCCGCGCAATAAGACAATTTCGGCGGGGAGAGATGGCCCTCAAACCGCGTGTAGGGTTGGTGTGGCGGCACCGCTTATGTCGCTATGCCAACCCTTTTTTATTTACCAACGGCCAAAAAACAACAAAACCGCATTGTCGCGTTGGGCGCGGCGGGCGGGAAACCTAAAATCAACCGAAGGAGCGCAGGGCGCAAAATGAATCTGAAAAAGATTTTGGACACACAGGACGAGTTCAATTCGTTGCAGGACGACGAAAAGAAACTCTATGCCGACGACGGCAAGGGCAAGTATACGCGGAACGAGGAGGCGTATTCCGCCTATCTTGAAAGCCGCATAGAAGAACAGGAAGGCCTCAAAAGAAACTATGGCCGCCTGAATGAAGATGTCAAGAAACTCCGCGCAAAGGCGCAGGAATACGAGGACGCAAAGAAAAAGGCCGAAGACGAGGCAAAGGCGGCGGCGGAAGCAAAGGAATTAGAGGCGCGGAAAAGCGCGAACGACTTCGAAGGCTTTAAGGCGTCGGTTCAAAAAATACACGCTGACGAATTAGCGGCGGCGAGGTTGGAGAGTGAAAGACTGTTAAAAATAATCGACAAAAAAACCGTTCAGGCGGAAGTATCACGCCTTGCGGCGGAGTTGGCAATACCGGGATGTGCCAAGCTGTTAGAGCCGCACATACGCGAACGCCTCCGCGCAAAGTATACAGACGGCGATGTAACGGTTGAAGTGTTGGACGAACAGGGACGCCCAACGGCATTTACGATTGATGACTTGAAAAAAGAGTTTGCGAGTAGCCAGGACTTCTCGCATATCATAAATGGCAGTCGCGCCAGCGGTACCGGACACCAAAGCGCAACAGCCGTAAATACATTGCCGCAGGGCGGCGCAGCGCCGGGCGCAAAAAAGCCTGAAGATTACACGGGCGTAGAGCTTGTCAAGATGTCAAAGGAAAATCCGTCCGATTACGAGCGGGTGATTCAGATGTTAAAAACTAAAAAGAAAACGAGGTAAAATATGGCCACTACAAGGCTTACAGATGTGATTGATGTTAAGGTCTACAACGACCTGCCCGCTGTCGATTCCCCGGAAAAGACGGCATTGTTTGAGTCGGGAATTATTGACAATAGCCCGTTGCTCAGCGAACTTGCGAACGGCCCCGGTGCCGTTGCGGAGCTTCCGTTCTGGCGTGACATAGACAGCGCGACTGGCCCCAACCTTTCGTCAGACGACCCCGCAGTTCTGGCGACGGCGGATAAGATTACACAGGGTTCGCAGGTCACGCGCAAGGCGTTCCTGAATAAGGTTTTGAGCGCTATGGACTTGGCTCGCGAACTCGCTATGGGTGACGACGCGATAGTCCATATCAAAAACCGCGTTGAATCTTATTGGTTCAAACAGTTTCAGCGGCGTCTTATTGCCACCGCTAACGGCGTACTGGCGGCCAACGTTGCCAATAACGGCGGTGATATGGTTAATGACGCTTCGGCCAATCTAATATCGGGAATAACGGCGAACACAGTATTCACCCGCGCCAACTTCACGGCGGCGGTGTTTACTATGGGCGACGCATTCAGCGACCTTGCGGCCATTGCCGTTCACAGCGTTGTTTTTCGGCGCATGGTAAACAACAACGATATTGTCTATATTCGCCCGTCTGACGGGACGATTGACATTCCGACGTATCTCGGTAAGATGGTAATAGTTGATGACAGTATGCCGTTTGTGCCGGGCGATACAACCAACGCCGAGAAGTACACGTCGATATTGTTTGGTATCGGCGCGTTTGGCTATGGCGAGGGCACACCGACCGTACCCACGGCTGTTACCAGAGTAGAAGAGGCTGGCAATGGCGGCGGCGAAGAGCGCCTTACCACGCGTAAGACGTGGATTGTTCACCCGTTTGGTTATAAGGTCAATACATCGGTTGCCCCTGCGGGCGGCGCGGCGTCCTACTCGCTTGCGCAGCTTGCGACAGCCGCGCTGTGGGACAGGGTTGTTGAGCGGAAAAACGTACCGCTGGCGTTCCTTGTTACTAACGGGTAATAGCAGTGTTTAAGGGGCGGCAAGCGTCGCCCCCACAATCAACAACAATAAAATTAAGGGGAATAATCATGTCAGAAGAAAATACAACAAAGAAGCCAGAGTCAAAGACGCCGTCAAACGCCGAGTTGATTAAACGCCAAGACGATTACGCCAATTTTGGCAATAAGTCGCTTGAAACGGTCGTCGGCGAACTTGCGAAAGTTGTCGCCGATTTGCGGGCTTATGCCGATGATTCGCGCAAGCCGAAGGGTGGGCGCGGTTCGGGCAGTTCGAGCGACTAAAAATGTCTTATGTCAATGTGGCTGACTTCCGCTCCTACGCACAATCAATCGGCGTCTCTTTGCCGGACGATGACGACGCCGTATTGATACTGCTGACACGCGCCAGTGACTTCATAGACTCCAAAGAGCCGGACTTGCGCGGACAGCGGACGGAGAGAGGCCAACCTCACGCATACCCGCGCCGGAACTTGGTTATAAATGGGTTTGCGTATGGCGACGACGAAATACCGGACTTGGTGAAACGCTGCCAGATGGCGCTGGCGTTGGAAGCAAATAATGGCGTTGATTTGTTCGCCTCAATCATGGACTTGCCGGTAATTGAAGAGCGTGTAGAGGGCGCGGTAACTGTCAGATATGCGTCGCCTACAAAGATAGAGCCGACAGAGCGCAACAGTGAGGGGATGGCATTGTTGCGTCAATTAATGCGCGGGTTGCAACCGTCCATTTCGTTGGTGAGGGTGTGACTATGAACGCCTTTTGGGATAGAATGAAAAGTGTCGGCATAAAAGCCATAGGCGGCAAGGGGCAAAAGGTCATATTAGAGCGAACAACCGACAAAGTGATTAATCCGGTAACAGGAAAAATCACGGGCGGCAATGTGCAGGAGTTGGTTACAAATGGGATGGTGTTGAATTACGACGCCAAAGATATAGACGGGACGCGGATTTTAACAACAGATAAAGAGTTGGTAATCGACGGAACGATTAAGCCGTTGAAAACCGACAGGCCGAAGGTGGGCGGGGAATATATCGGCGCCATTGTGAATATTAAAGAGGTCAACCCGTCCGGTACGCAAATAGTTTTCTTTGTGCAGGTGAGGGGGTAATTATGAGTTCAGATTTCGGAATAGAAATCACAAAATACGCCCAAAAAATCGGCAGGACTATAGACCAGACTTCACGCAATATTGGAATGTCTCTATTCAAGGGCGTTATTATGGACACTCCGGTTGGAGAGATTAACGGCGGGCGGTTGCGCGGGAATTGGAACACAAGCGTTGGGCAGCCTGACTATACGACAACAGACGAAACAGACAGCAGCGGAAGCAAAACAAAGGAAAAAGTGGACGCGGTATTAGGCAAGCCGCAACCGAACGGCGCAGTGTTTTATCTGACGAACAATTTACCGTATGCAAAACGCCGCGAACAGGAGGGTGGGCGTCCGGTGGTTGGCGCAACACGAGAAAAGTTCGGCGTGGGCGTGGGCGGCGGATTTGTGGCTAAAAATATGGCGCGGATTGAACGCAATGTAAAAGAGGCGGTTGCCGATGCTTAAAGTATACCAGGCAATCGTTCAATCGTTTATCGACGCCGATTTTGGTTTGCCGATTGCACACCAAAACATAAACTATACGCCGGAAAATGGCGTTGCTTATGCGGAAATATATGTCGCCGGAAATGATGTTACGGCGTTTGATTTGGCATATACGGATGAGACCGATGGGATATTTCGGGTAATTCTGCGTTACCCCGTCAACAGTGGGGCTGTTGCAGCGGAGCGCAAGTCCGAAGAAATACTGCGATATTATCACATCGGAAAACAGATGGAATACGACGGGCAGATAGTGTCTGTCCGCTCGTATAGTCAGGAGCCAGGGGTTCCTGAAGATGGGTGGTATAAATTAGTTCTAACTATTCGCTATTATGCTTATTTAAGGAGACCATAAAATGGCTTTAGCTACTGATGTTGTAACCGGCAACCTGGGAACGCGGATTTATCTCTGCGTAACAATTCCCGACTTGCCAGACCATATAATTGCCACGGGCAGCAATGATTCTGCTGTGGACACCGCAACCGAAGCCCGTCGTCAGGCGTGGAATACGTTTGATAACGGAACGACAAACTCGTTCGTCGAGGCGCAGGGCTTTGACACCGTTCCCGACACCGCGTTTGAATTTGACATGAACGAATTCACACAGGTGTCGAACGGCCTCAAGCTGCCATTTAAGGGCGCGGTTTCTGCGGGGGAAACGGAAATTAACATGGCGTATAAGGAGAATGACCCCGGACAGATAATTTTCCGCAAGTTCGGCAATTCTCGCGCCGCGTGTTCGTTCCGCCTCGACCGCCCGAATGGCACGCGCACGTATTTTGTCGCTCTTGTTGCGGGCGGTGGCACGACGGGCGGCGACGCGAACTCGGTTTTGCAGATGAGCGCGACCGTGAGGCTGGCGGATTTTGCGGTAGATATTCCGGCAAGCTGGACGCCGTAATTATAAATCTTTAACAAAGGATGTAGAAATGGACGTATCAACAATCGACGTCGTCGCCCTATCCGATAAGGGGGCGGCGCTTGTAATCAAACACCCGACGACAAAAAAGCCCACAGATTGGAAGGTGCGCTGTGTCGGGAGTGAATCAACCGCCTATCGTAATGCGTCAATAGAGGCAAAGAAATCAACCTACTTTAAAACGTCCGCCGATGGCAAAGTTGAAATATCCGGCAACGGTAAAAGTTGGTTTGAAAACGAACAAGAGGCCATTGATAGGCTATGCGCCTGTATCGTGTCTTGGGAGGGCGCAACCGAAAACGGAAAGCCGCTTGAATGCAATGATGTAAATAAGCGGCGGTTTTTGGAGCAGGACTGGTTCCGGTTACAGGTACATAGTTTTGTAGAAGACCAAAGTAATTTTTTTCCCAAAGCCGACGCGCCTTAATCGACTGCGTGGAAGTGATGGCATGGCTCGACGCCGTGCCGCGCAAGTATGACGAAAAGGCAAAGGCGTATAAAGACGGGTCGCCGCGCAGGGGGAGATTTACAAGGCGACCGCCCGCGCCCGGCGCGTTGGCGTATCTGTTCGAGATTTTTGGTGATATAGGATATTCAAAGTCAGACGGCAACGCGCTCGACTGGCCGGATATATCCGCGTGGTATGGCGTGTCGGGCTTACGTCTTGAATACTGGGAATTAAAGCTGTTAATTGAGATGTCGTGGTCGTATGTATCGTGGTATAACAAGGCCACGAATCCGAAATGTCCGATGCCGGACTGGGTTGTTAAAAACATATAGCAGGGGTTGATTATGCCGGGCGAAGATGTATCTACACTTATAATTAAAGTTGATACGACGCAGGTCGCCTCCGCGAACTCCACGCTCGCCGGACTTTCTAAATCCGCGAACTCCACGGGCGCAGAGGCGACGAAGTTAGGCGCACAGTTCGCCGCCGCGTCAAAAGATATTGCTACGCAAGCCGCGAAAATGGGCAATGCGTTTCTCTCCGGCGTTAAACCAATGCAGGATATTAACAAGGCAATAGAGGACAGCGTTTCCCCCGCAGAAAACTACAACCGCAGAATAGCGGCGCTTGATGCGGCGTTTAAGGCGTATAAAATCACGCAGGACGAACTCAAAGAGCGCACAGAGGCTATTAATGCGGCGTTTGAAGAGGGCAGAAAAATAGCCGAATCCGTCGCCACGCCATACGAGAAATTTGAAACCACAATAGCCGATTTAGGTAAAGTATTTGACGCGGGGACAATATCCCAAGAGACATACGCGCAAGCGATGAAAAAGGCGGAAGCGGAGCTTGTCGCGTCTGTCGGCGCGGCGGGCAATGCTGAGGCCGCTATAAAGTCATTAACAGATGCGTCGGGCGAAGTAGGCGTCGTAGGGTCAAGAATGGGCGAGGCGTTAAAAAGTTCGGCGGCTGTGGCAGGTGGTGAACTTGAAAAACTTAAAAATGAATTTGTGGACGGCGCGATTACCGCAGAAAAATTTGAGGCTTCTGCCGCCGCGCTCGCAAAAACTTTTGGCGATGGCAAGGCGCTGATGGAGCAGTACCAGGCACCGCTTGAAAAATATAATCAAAAACTCGCAGAATTAAATGAAATGCACAGGCGCGGCGCGATAGACACCAAGACATACGAAGCTGCCACTGTAGACGCAAAAAACCAAATGCAACAGGCAAGCGGCGTGTCGAATGATTTAGTAGGCAATATCAAAAAACTTGCAGGGGCGGTTGGGCTTGCCACAGTTGCGTGGAAGGCGTATGGGTTTGGAGTTAATAGTATTGCTGCGGGACAAAAAACTGCAATCACTGACGCAAAACTCGACGCGGTTATGAAGGCAAACGCGGGCGCAATAGGACTGACGACGGCGCAGCTACACGAACAGTCGCGGGCTCTTGCCGATATGAGTGTATACTCTGAGGTCGCCATTAAAGATGCACAGGCAATGCTTGTAACATTCAACAACATCTCCGGAGAAGTATTTCCCCGCGCCATACAATCTATTGCCGATATGGCGAACGTTTTTGGCTCTTTGGAAAGCGGCGCATTGCAAGTGGGAAAGGCGCTCGATAATCCGGTGCAGGGGCTTACGGCATTGCGGCGGGTGGGATTTACGTTTTCAGACGACTTCAAAAATGTGATAGAGACGCTTGTCAACTCCGGCAAGATGGCAGAGGCGCAAACGAAGATTTTAGGCGAGCTTGAAAAACAGTTCGGCGGCGTGTCAAAGGCCATATCTGAAACGCCGTCCGGGCAATTAGATAAATTAAGGAATCAATTCGGGGATTTGCAATCAGAGCTTGGACAAAAACTAATTCCGGTTATGGTTGAGTTTCAGAAGATAATAAACGCCGTAACAAAGCTTATGATTGATAATGTCGGCGTGGCAATAGGTATAGCCACGGGCGGCCTTGTAATGCTTATTCCAGCGGCAAAGGCGGCGGCGATATCCATAGGGTTGTTAAACACTGTGATACTTGCGAACCCGTTCTTTTTGGCGGGGGCTGGCGTGGCGGTTGGTATTACCGCCATAACTCTGGCAATTAAGGCGTTCAACAGAGAGGGCAAGGATACGGCGGAAATAGCCCGCCAAAACGCAGAGGCCGAAGAAAGGCGGCGTATAGAATACCAGAAAACAATTACATTTTTGGAAAAGGTAACTGGGCGCATAGGCGCGGCGAATGATTTGATACGTGAACACAATGAAAAAATGATGTCGGACACTGACAGGGCGTTAAATGCTGTTGGAAAAACGTATGATGAAAAAATTGCGGATATACGCGCCAGAATAAAAGCTATTGACGAACAGATTGAAATACGGGTTGTTACCACCGAAAAGGACAATACTGTAACCGACGAATACGCGACGCTGCAAAAACAGCTTACGGATTTGCTTGCCGCAAAACAGCGTGAGCGCACAAAGATAATATCTGACGCAAATAAACAGGAACGTGACGAACGCGCAAGCATATTGCAAAGCATGGGCGATGATTTGTTGGGTGATTATGAACGTCAATACGCACAGCTTGAACGGGAGACCGCAAGGCGGCGGTCGCTGTTTAAGGCCGATGCGGTTGAGCAACAGGCGATAACATCTTGGAATATGGCGCAGCTTATGGAGATTGACAAAAAGCGCGGTGAAGAAGAATGGGCGGCGGCAAAAGAAAGCGCGGCGGCGTATAAGGCCGTTACGGATTCTATGTTGACAGACTCACAACGCCTGACCGAGACGTACAAAACACAGCGCCAAGAAATGATTGCCGATGCGGAAAAATGGGGATTTACAGAGGCGGATATTCAAAAGAATCTGTCGAAGTTGCAGTTAGAATATCTTAACGCGCAGGACGCCGCTTATGCCGCCGAGGTCGCAAATAAAAATAAGCTTCTCGGTATAGAACAAACGGCGACGCAAAAAATAACTGCGGAATATAACGCCCGTATTGCGGCGCTTGAAAATGCGCTAATGGCTGGCGATATAACAAAGAAACAGTTCACATCCGCCGAACTTGCCGCCCAACGACAACTCGCTATGGGGATGGAAAGTCTGTGGCTACAGTCTGACGCGGCGAGAATAAGCGCGATGCGTGACGGCTACGAAAAGCAAATAGCTATGGCTACACTCCACTATAACCAAGAACGCGCACAGTTAGAGTCTATGAATCTGACAAAACAAGATTTTGCGCAGCGCGAGATTGCCTTGGCGCAGCAAACGGCGGACGCCATAAGCGCCATTCGTATGCAGCAGTTTCAAGACTATGCTGGTACGGCGCAGGGCGTACTCGGACAAATAGGCGCGGTTGAAAGCCAGTATTATTCCAACAAGATGACAACGCTTGAGAATAACCACAAAAAAGAACTGGCAATGATAAACGAAAGTGGGATGTCCGAAAAAGCAAAGAGGCGGGCTATAAGAGAATTAGATGAAAAAACGCAGGCCGAGCGCGAGAGTGTTGTGCAAAAACAATTTGCCATAGAAAAGGCGTTAGGCATTTCAAACGCCACAATAAATACAGCCCTTGCCGTGACAAAAGCGTTAACAGCCGCGCCGCCGCCGTTTAATTTTGCGCTTGCGACCGCAGTAGGCGCGTTGGGCGCGGCGCAAATAGGGCTTATTGCCTCCGCCCCGCGTCCCATGGACAGCGGCGGTATGCTTGCGGCGGGCGACTATGCGTATGTTGGAGAGAAGCGCCCTGAAATAGTAACAGGCGGCGCGCTTATACGCGGCCCAGCAAGCGTCACGAGCGGCGCGGAAACGGCCTCTATACTTGCCGCAGCAGCAGGCGGCGGCGGCGGCGGAACAACGTCAACAACCGAGAATAATTCGTTGGTTATAAACTTTACCGACGACAGGGGCAGCCTTAAAGACCAGCTGCGCGAAGGCTATTTGTCCGGCGACATCGTTCCGGTTATCCGTGAAATATTGCGTGGCGAGGGAGTTATATGATGCGCACAATGGCGATACGTCCATACGGCCTTTCGACACCTTCGGCGAATATGCCGCTTCCCACTTTCGGTTACAGTGTAGAATTGCGCCTTGCGCTGGCAATTCAGAAAGTGGCGCAGAGCGTGGGCGCATTTGATAGAGGCAAGGTATACGACCAGCGGCGCTGTAATTTCAACATACAGGCGACAGAGCAGCAAGTTGCTGCGTTGAAAAATGTTTTAGAACGCGAACGCAGAAATATACACGGCGAAAAGTTCGTGTTGACACTGACTTCAGGAAGCGGCTTTTTTCCGGCTGGCGCGGACAAGGGCGACGGCGGCGAGTTTACATTTTCCTTTTTGGAAAACATAAATTTTTCCGCAATGAAACTAAGCCCGTATGGTTTTTTTGATATTTCTTTTCGCATACTTATTCACGACGCGCCCACTATTCCCGTACCGCAAGCGGCAAAAGACCTTTCGGGGCACTTTAAGTTCGGAACCATTACTGGAATCCGCGACCCGCAAATAAGCCCTAAACAAGATTTCGGGGTATCGCGCAGTGTAACGGTCGGCGGCGAGGCGCACACAGTAGCAACGCCAACGGACGAGTTGCGCACAGACTTGACAATAACAACTACAACTGGCAAAATGGCGGAGTTGGCGAACTATCTACAAAACACCGCGCGGGGCGGACTGTTTACCGTAACCCCCGGAAGCAAATACTGGCTGTGGGGCGGACAAGACAGTGAGTACGGATTAGAGGCTGTCAGGCTGTTGAGCGGCAATTTTTTGATGACACACGCTGACTATGACTTATGGACTGTACCCGTACAGTTGTGGCGCGTGGTTGCGGTAGTTACGCCCGCGCCGTTACCAACGTACAGTATGACAATAACTCGCGGCGGGGCAGGGTCGGGGACTATTAGCGTCAACGGCGTTGTTCAACCAGGCGGAACTTCTGTCACGCAGCATTTATCCGGCGATATTGTTTCGCTCTCCGCCGTACCAGACAGCGGAAGCACATTCTTGACATGGTATCACGTCCCCGCGCCGAATCAATATATCGGTTACAGTACGCCGAACATAAATATAACTGTTACCGCAAACACCACGCTAATAGTCAACTTCGGAGCGGCATAATGGATAACAGCGTACTTGTACTATACATCATTCTCGGCGACAGAAACAGTACCCCCGAAATAACGGCGGAAGTTCCGTCCATTGGACTATTCAGAGTCAATAACGTAATTAGGAATCTTGGCGAGTGGGCGCTGGTATATTCAACCGACAAAATAAGGGGCAGGGACGCCGACAAAATACGCTGTGCGCAGGGCTTTTTACCCACGGACGGCATAAGTTCAATAAATGAAAACGCCGACTTTAAATTAGGCGGCGGCATTGCGCTGCAAAACTCAACAAATTTTAAGTTGAAAAACACTTCCGCGCTCAAAGAACAGTTGGAAAGTTACGAGGTTGACATAACCGGACGGCAGGTATATGTTATTGAATATTCGTGGAACGAGCCGAGCGACCCAGCGACAATAGACAGTCAAACAATAGAGGCAAACCCGCTCTTCGCCGGACGCGCCGACGCCGTGGCTTGGGGCGAAACGATTTTGTCATTCTCGGCTGTTCCTACTTTCGAGGCGCAGCGGCGGGCTAATTTGTCGATTGACGGCTTGCCCGTTACGTTTGGGAATCTGTTCAACGGATTTAATAAGAGGTACGGAACTCCGAAAAGCATACCGCTGTACGTGTTCACGGGGAGAGAGGAAGACCGCGAAACTTATGTGTTTGATGTGTGGAGATATAGAGAATTTCCGTACCATCCAAGTTCCTATACGGGGCAACTGTTCCAAGAAGTTCAGATAGAGCTGACGTCAACCGCGCCAAATTACGATTTGAATTTTTCGTATCGCCTGAACGAATTTAATGTGTTCTTTAAAGAGGTATCAGCTACTAATTTACATCCATATTATGTGGACGCAAAAAAGGGCGGCGGTGACTGCTATTTAATCAACGAAGATAACGGAGAGGGCGTACCGGTACTGTTAGAACAGGTAATAACCAACTCAATGGGAACTGTGACGGCGTACCCGTATGAACTTGTGGGATTTGTTGAGCCGCCCAATCCAGTCGTACCTGCGGCCATTATCCGTCTCGCATACCCGTTCCAGAACGGAGTTCCGACCCGCGTCCGGCTTGTCAGGGCGGACGTTTATTTTCAGGGCGACGGATGGAGCAGCCGCGAAGGTTACAACGAAGACATCACACACGCCAGCAACTCATACGTGCGCCGTGTATCCGACGAGGAGAGGCGCGTATTGCCCGTATTCTGGCAGCCACCGACAGATAATCCGTTTTGGGTTGGTATGCGTGGCCGCGCGTTCAACTATTACGAGAAATACCAAGTCTATAACGCGGGCGATATTAATGTTCCTGACAGATACGCGCTTTTCGGCTTGGGCGAACTTGCCGACAAAGACGCGAGCAAGACATTTTCGCGCGTTGCGTTTACTGAAAGTAATAATGTAAGCCTATACCGACAAAGCCTGCGCATACTTGAACTTGAACGCGGGGAGTGGAGTGAATATCGCTTTATTGCGCCGGGCGTTTACAAGGGGCCGCCGCCTTCTGGGTATCCTTCGTCGTCGGGGACGGCGTCGGCGTCTTTGAGTCTCGGCCCCGGCCCCAACATAACAACCGTCACAACGACCGCCACCGGACCAACCGGCCTTGACTTTTTGTTGGCCGTCTCTATCGCGCTTCCGCCGAGAGACCCTGCATATATTGTCGGCGACAGGGCGTACCTTATGACCATGATAGGCGCTCATAGCGCGTTTGACAGGTCACTTGTACAGAGGCTGTTAGTATTGCCCAACAACAGAAGGGGCGGCGTTGACATTGGGTCTGGCGTTGACTTTTTCCGCGAAGGTACAGCGCAAATAGTCAAAATACAATCATACCATCAAATAACATACCCGCTACACTCATACATATCTGACCCGCGCGGTGTTTATGATGCTTTTCACTCCGGCATTATAGCCGACCGGTCGCCCGAACTTCTGCCCGTCAACAGCGATGACCTTGACGACCTTATTTGGTACAACCCGACCGATATTATGATAGGATACCGCAATTTTGAGATTAGCGGCATTGACACGAAAAGCAGTATCGGAAGTACATTTATATTCTTGGCAAATATTGAACTCGGTCAATACAACGAGGTCACAGAAATTTATGACTCCGGCATACTCTATGAAGATGATGTCGATATAACCAATGGCATACTATTGGAAACACGCGGGCGGATATTACTCAAAGATTTGCCAAACAGAATAACCGGACAATCACGACTAAACTCAAACGGCGTCCGGCAACAAATAAATAACCCCGTCCTTGCCATAGAACACGTTATGCGTTTGTCAAATTGGAGCGAAACAGCGACGGCGGACGCGGATACGGCATACTCGGCTTGGGGAAAAGAGTACGCGCCCACAGGTTACAGTGAACTAATCGACACAGACAGCTTCGACTCGCCCGCCCTCGCAGAACAGCGCGGAACTCCAATATCGGCGCAAATAATAAGCCCTGACGACGCCGACAATTACGCAATAGCGCGGTCGCTGTGCAAAGAGTTCTATATTGGAATGAATAACCGTTTGCCCAGTGATTACTCTGTTAATGGCGCATCAACTCCGGCGTGGTTTGGCACGGTTACAATGCCGCACGCGCATATTTTCAGTTTAGACACGCCCGCAGACCCAAACACCGTACCGGTTATAACTTTGAAACATCTAATGAAAACGGTCGAAATTAAAGAGCCGTCTGCGCCTGACGTCTACTGCGAGCCGATATTCAAATATTGCTATGTAGAGGGCTTGGGCTATACCAAAGAAATAGCCGTAAATAACATCAATATGCCTAAATGGGCGTCGGGGTACACGCGCGGGCTAAGAACTGGCTTGTTTGGCATAAACAATGACGCCCGCCGCATATGGAATATGTGCAAAAAAATATTTAACAAATATAAATCATTCAAGCCGCAGGCCGAAACGCCGACCGAACTCGTTGAACATAACTGGATAGGCGACTATGGGCAGGAGCTGACAGATTACAACTCCATATCATATGCAAACGCCCTCAAAAAACTGAAAAAAATCTTACAGTGGGCGCAAATGCAGCGAACATCAATCACCGTACCGTGGGATGTAGGGCGGCTATGGGGAATAGGCACGCACATAAAACTAAGCGTTCCGCACGTGTCGCAGGGCGAGCCTGTTTTGTGCGTCGTGGAGACGATTCAGAAAAACAGATACAGAGGCGATGTAGTCTGCGGGCTTATACTTATAGAGTACCTTGAGGACGCCGACGCGCCGTTGATTACGTCGTTCGAATATTATCCGATACCGCTGTATGAAGATTCGGAAACGGTGACGCTGCGATGGACGACGGAAAACGCGGATACTGTTGAGATAGTGGGCTTCGGGACTGGGTTGTCGCCAAATGACGAGCTGACACTGACTATCGGCGATATCGCCGGTTTTGAAGACGGGTATACGTTTACCATTATCGCGCGCGGTGTGGGGGGCGAGGCAACGGAAACGCTTACGGTAACAGTAGGCGAGGTTATGCTGCTCATGGGGTCGCTGTACGTGTCGCCAAACACAGTGTACAGTACGACCGGAAGCGGGACGGTATCTGTGAGGTGGACGGTTTTGAACGCGCTCGCGGCCACGTTAAACGGCGAAGACGTGGCGCTGGTAGAGCAAAACGGAATACCGTTTACCATATCGGAAACGACAACGTTTGTTTTGTACGGCTACTCTAACTGGAACGGAAGCGTGTACCTGTCGCGCGGCAGCTTGACCGCGACCGCGACGTTTGTCGCGCAGCAACTGCCGAATTTTGTAACCGGAAATGTTGTTGTGGAAGATAAAACGTTTACCGCGCGCATCTATGCGGCTCTAAACGGCCAGATATTGAGCGGGTCAATAGGGCCGAGGCGACCTGTGCCGATAATACCAACTCCGCCAAACGGGGTGATGGCAGAAGGCGGCACTTTTAGCGCGTACATATATGCGGATTTAGACGGCCCGCTGCTTGAAGGCTCTATCGGCGACAGGTATGCGGGGAAGCAGGAAATAGGCGTAATGAATGAAATCGGTTTTGTAACCGCGTTTATTGATAAAACGTTAACCGGTTCTATCGGCGACAGGTATGCGGGGAAGCAGGAAATAGGCGTAATGAATGAAATCGGTTTTGTAACCGCGTTTATTGATAAAACGTTAACCGGTTCCATAGGGCCGAGGTACTCATAAATTTAAAGAGGAGATGTAAAATGTTACAGATTTTGAAGCGCAAAAGCGCGGAGATGGAATTCACGGCGGCAGGCGGTTCGCTCGCTAATGGGCGGTTAGTCGGTTACGAGGTCAGGGAGCGCAAGGGCGATTACCTTGTGTACAAGCATACGTGCAACCAGCACAATTATATGTTTGAGCGACTCGGGCACAGAATCTGCAATAACTGGGCAGCGTCAAGCTGGCAAACTATTGAGGGAGAGTTTTCGGCGTGTCAGGTTGGCACAAGCGATACGCCGAACAGCGAAAGCATTACAAACACTGTCGCGCCGATAACGGGGATGGGCCGGACGATACAAATTTATTTGACGTCTAACCAAAGCTATAACTTTTCACGGTTTGATATAGTTACGCCCGCCGTACTCGCCACTGACGCAGGCGAATACTGGATAACGTACAGGGTATCGCATCAGCATTCCGCGCTACCAACCAGTTCGTCCCCGGTAATCATAAAAGAGGTGACGTATACCAACGCGCAAAGCCCGGCAGTATCTGGTGGCGGCAGTTATTCCAGTCAGTTGATAAACAGCAGGGTTGTATTGCAGGGCAACGACCAAATCGAACTTCAGCCTGACCAGTACGTTGTTACCATATACGAGTGGAAATACAAGCTTCCGAGTTTCGCGCAAGTCCCGTTCGCCGACACGGACATTAACATAAGCGGCCTTGTGCCGTCAAGCGGGGATAAGGCCGGAAAAGTGAGGCTAACTGGAGCGCTTCCGGCTAACGGGGCGCAATTTGCGAACGGTACGTACATCTACATGCCTTGGCGCACGGCAATGTCGTCAATGGTGAGCTCGGACTTTGGCTCGCTGGCTGCGGGCGGTAGTTATAGTAGTGGTGGTGGTATTAGTAGTCATTATGCGTCGCGCCTCGGGGTCGCCCGAAATTCAAGCTTTTTAGCCGTAGGCGCTGGCAAAATTAACTGGGCGTCAAACGATGCTTCAATAGCGGCGGGAACTAACGATATGTACGTTGGCGCGTCCGCGACCGGCCCCTATCAGTGGGATTTAATAAGGACGCAAACGTTTACCAGACCGAGACGCGCCGAAGGCGTGGTCTTGGAAGATATGACAAACGTGCGGAGTCTTTTTGTCTTTTGGTATCAGTTTCTTTTCGATAATGCGTGGTCGTTGTACAGCGACCAGCAGTTTGTAATAACGGCTAAATTGAAGTGGGATATACTTAACGCGATATAGCAGTAAGGGCGGCTCTTAGAAGCGGGTGAACTCGAACAATGGCTCACTGGCTTCAGGCAGTAATAATAGTAATAGTAATAATAATGCGTCACACCTTAGGGTCAGGTGTGATTTTAGTGGCGCGATAAGAGCAGCCTTGCCTCTTGGCAAAACATAAACGCAGTAAAACGGCAGTCTTAGTAGGGCAACCGAAAAGTCAGCCAGGCTGACCCCGACTTGGAGAGATTATGAAAAGGCTTGGAAACGTGTTTGATAAGATTTGCGGCATTAAAAACCTGCGCACCGCTCACCAAAAGGCGAGCAAGGGCAAGAGCCATTACCGGCTCGTGAAGTGGGTAAACGCGCATAGCGATAAGGCTTTGAGCGAGTTACATGAGACGCTTATCAACGGGACGTACAAAGTGAGCGAGTACAAAGTAAGGACGCTCAACGACAGAGGCAAGGAGAGGACGCTAATGGCGCTGCCGTATTACCCTGACAGGATAATACAGTGGGCGGTAATGCTGCGTTTGGGCGGTACGCTTAATAAGAGTTTTAACGGGATTTCCTGCGCGTCCATTAAAGGGCGCGGTACGCACTACGCGAAAAAGATGGTTGAAACGTGGCTGCGCGAAGACGCGGCCGGGACAAAGTATTGCTTGAAACTTGACGTCAAGAAATTTTACGACAACATAGACCACGGCGTTTTAAAACAAAAGCTGCGGACGAAAATAAAAGACGGGAAGTTGTTGGAACTTTTAGATACGATAATTGACAGTATGCCTGACGGGAAAGGTATTCCGATAGGGTCGCTGCTGTCACAGAATTTTGCCAACTTTTATCTGACGTCTTTGGATAACATGCTGAAACACGAGCTTAAAGTAAAATACGCAGTTAGATATATGGACGACATAGTTGTTTTAGGCGAAACGAAGGAAGAGCTGCACGAGTTATTCCAAAGGATAAAGAGCCATTTGGAAACACTCAAGCTGACGGTAAAAGAAAATTGGCAGGTGTTCCCAGTGGACGTGCGGGGTATTGATTTTGTGGGGTACAGAATATTCAGGGATTACGTGTTATTGCGGAAATCTATCTGTAAGAGGTTCAAGCATCGCGCGTTGTTACTGAAGCGCGGTAAAAACGTTGAAAGAAATATGGCGGCAATGGCCGCTTATAACGGCTGGCTGAAGCATTGCGACAGCCACCGTTTGGGGATTAAATATTTGCCGGAGAAGTATACATAAGCGCGGTTTGGTTAATTTGCGGTTAATATCGGATAACTTGGGCAATGTAGCGACGGGGATAATGTAGTTAGGGTATTTTGTATTAGGTTGGATTTAATCTAAACACGAAAGATAGATAATAATGAAGAACGCATTTATGGTTGTAGTAGGGACACTGGGCGGAATTTTAAGCCATTTTTTCGGGGCATGGGATAAACTCATTGAGGCAATGATTGTGTTTATGGTGATAGATATTATCACCGGAATTATTGTTGCGATGTTTAAGAACAGCGACAAGTCCCATGATGGCAGGCTATGGAGCGTCGCAATGTGGCGCGGGATGGCAAAAAAAGGTATGGCGCTGCTTTTTGTCATAATAGGGTGTCAATTTGATTATATCTTAGAAACTGACTACGTACGCACAGCCGTTATTTGGTGCATATTAGCGAGCGAGTCGCTGTCTATATTTGAAAACTTTGCCTTAATGGGAATACCAATACCGCAAGTATTAAAAAATATGCTTAGTGTTATAGGCGACAAAGTGGCGACAAACGTAACTGATAAAATGGCCTCCGATATTACGGAAAATATTATCGGTAAAGATAACGGTGGGGATAAAAAATTATGACACTTGACAAGATTATATACACTGTTTTGATTCTGTGGGTTATAATATTGTCCGTGGCGTTCGCGTTGCAGCATAATAAGACGGCGAAGTTAAAATTTAGATGTGCGCAACTTGAACAAATAGTAGCGGAACGCGACACGCGCATATCAAAGGCCGAGGCACAGATTGAAAAACAGAATAACGCCATAATGTCAGAGCGCGTCGATACGGTAATGCTGGGAAAAGAATTAAAAGTAATAACCCGCGCTTATGCCGATACGCGGGAAAAAGTAACTGAAATCATTAAACAGGATACGGGCTGTGAAAATAAAATCAATGTTATTGACGGGCTTATGCGCGGTTTTTGTAACGGCGACGGGGGCGGGCTGCTCTCCGAAAGTCGCAACAAAAACGGTAATTGAGTATAGGGATGTCTACATTCCGACAAAGTGTAATGTGGCAATACCGCCGCGCCCGGAATATAGAGGCGATACGGTTTTGGGATTTGTGGATTTGCTTGAATATATAGAAAAATTAGAAACGCTGTTAAAAACTTGCACAGAGGAGACAAAATAAAATGCGTGATTTAGACAGACTACACCTGACGCTGCAAATAAAAGCGCGGGCGTTACTGAAAATATGCGCCGAAGAGGGGCTGCCGGTTATCATTACCCAAACATACCGGACAAAGGACGAGCAGAACGCCATATACGCGCAGGGGCGGACAACGCCGGGAAAAATAGTATCGTGGGCGCAGTGGCCTAACAGTATGCACAATTTTTCGCTTGCGTTCGATTTTTGCCGCAATGTGAAAGGCAAAGAGTTCGACGATAGCGACGGCTTTTTCAAAAAAGTAGGACAAATAGGCAAAGATATAGGGCTTGTTTGGGGCGGCGACTGGCTTCCGCCAAAACAGGATAAGCCGCATTTTGAAGATAGAACTGTTGCGGGCGCGTTGAACGATTTAATTCGTGTATATGAAACGCCTGAAAATTTTAGAAAAACTTGGAGCGGAGGGACGTTATGAATAACCCTAAAAGTATTAAACAGGCGCTGTCCGGCGCGGGGACAGTTGAGCGCGCAGCGCAAGGCTTACGCGGGCTGGCAATTATCGGCGCTATGGGCGGCGGAAGCGGCGGCGGTGAAAGCGGCGGAACGGTTATGTGGTTTTCCACGACCGGTGACCGCGACCAGTATTTTGTAACCAATCCCGACCAGCTACAGGCCGGGGTTTCTGTTGGCGTCGGAACTCCCGTAACTGCCTACACATACGATGGCGCGGCGTGGCAGACAGGCGCGCTGGCGTTTCAGGGGCCGCAGGGTGTGGTGGGGCCACAGGGCCCAATCGGCCCAGCAGGAGCGGCGGGGCAGAATGGGGCGCAGGGAGAACAGGGCATGCCGGGGCCGACCGGCCCACAAGGCCCCATAGGGCCGCAGGGAATACAAGGCGCAACA